ACGGGAAATTACATATGCCCAGAGGGCAAATGTGATTTATTAGAATATCTGTCACAAAGGGCAGTTATCAGTGAAGTATTCTGTGATGGGGTGGGATAAGGTGGGAAACCCCGAATTATCAAGGGTTTAAGCGGATTTATGAGGAATAAAATGAAATAAGGTGTGACAGCTATTTTGAAAATGGTGGCGGTTACGCCTTTTTTTGTTGTAATGACTAAAAAGAAAGGGGGATAACCGTTGGAAGCATTGATTTTTAGCCATTTATAAACAGTTATCCCTCTTTGTTAGGTTGTAACTCAATTATAGCAAAGTGGAAAGCGATTGTAAATATAGTAAGGCGTTATAACGTGGCGTTACAGCGTCACTTTTTACGGTGTAGTTTATTGATAAAAGTCTAAAAAACCTTGATAAAATGGGCGTTAGAGGGGAGTGACGCCTGTATTATTTGGTGTTGCAAAATTGAAAATGAACTAGAAATAACTAAAAGAATTCAATGGGACAAAATTGCAATATCAAAAAGACGTGTCCCATTGCCGAGTTTTCAACATTTCCTGCCCTTTTTTCGGAAAATAGTTCCTTGAAAGCAATGGGACAAAATTATGTTTATTTGTGGGTTATAAATAAACCAAAAAGACAAAATAAAATTATGCTGTTTCAGAAGACAAATCATCGTTTTCTGAAGGGGATGATTTGGCATTGCCTTGTCTTTTTCCTTTATTGGCTTTCATCTCTGCTATAAGCAAGAGGTCTTCCTGATCTGCTTCTGACATATCATGGAAATAGTCGAGTAGCTTCCTGTCGTTTTCTTTAATATCAACGAATGTTAAATTCTTTGAATTTGAAGATTCTCCAGTTAATATCCAATCAACTGAACAATCCAGTATTCGAGCCAATTCTATCAATGATACTGCCGAAGGAAGGTATCGTCCGGTTTCAATTCCGCTTAGATTACCAGAAGAAATACCACAATGTTCCTGTATTTGAGTTTGTGTAATATGCAGTTCTTTTCTGCGTTCTTTGATTCGTTGTCCAATCATAGTGTCCATATAACCTCCATTCTCTAAAATCAAATATAATTCTTTGAAATTAACGAAAAGTGCTTGACTTTCTTTGAAATCAAAGATATACTTGTTTTAGGGTTAAAACTAAACCAATTCAAAAATACCATATCCCACAGATTTTCACAATCTAAAAACAGTCGTTCGACTGGTGAAAATCACCCATCAGCCGATGCTGCGAACATCAGCTGACAGGCAGGGTGTCTATCTGACACCGAAAGATAAGTGTACTCCGTCAGGAGTGACAACCTTTGACAGATGATACTTTTTATTAGAGTTAGGAACTGGACATTCATACTCGTAAGTAACATCGTCATAGCCGGTTATGGTGGAAACCAAGTTCCACCGGATGCCGGTGCTTGAAAAGGAAGTACCCATCAGGATCACCTCCTTTCAGGCTTTGCATAAAAACCCAATTATATTGTAGCACAGAGTAAATGAATTTACTAACACTTTAGAAGGAGGCAAGGATGGAAAACAAAAAAGACATAGTAATGTTTCTGGAAATGCTGCTGATGGCAACCAGAGCAGGGAAAGATATTGACAAGCTGCTCTTAAGCGAGGATCAGACAACGGTAACAATCCAGTACAGGAATGGATGTAAAAAGGAGGTATGTGTAGAAGCAGACTCTGGCATATCACTAATCCGAGATGTAGTAAGGGTAATTGATTGATGGGGGGAATGGCAGATGAAGAATGGCAAAGTGCCAACGCTTAACCAAAAGAAACTGATAAAAAGCAATGGACTTGATCCGGAGAACCACTTGGTTGTGAAGAATACTCCTGAGTTCTTGGAAATAGTCAGCAGGACAGCGTTGAAGAAACTGAACCTGAATGGAAAGAAACCCCGGACGAGGAAGCTCTACAAAGATTAGAGGGTAAGGCGGTGATTGATACGAGTCAATTAAATACAAGGAAATATTCAGCGTTTGGAAAAAAGATAGTGAAGCAGCTGGTTGACAAAAACATGACAGCGAAGCAGCTTGCGGATGCACTCGGAACCACACCACAGTATCTGAATAAAATTATACATGGCGAGCGGAGCGGGGAGAAGTACATCGAAGCAATAAAAAGCATATTGGACATAGCAGCATGAAGGGAGTGATACGATGGCTGAAGCATATGTCACACTCAACGAAGCTGCTGAACTGGAAGGCATTGGTTATGAAACCATAAAGAAAAGAGTTCAGAGATCACCAGAAAAATTCCATGTCACGATGGAACAACGTCAAAGCGGTGGAAAAGAACTGGTAATGGTGGCGGTATCATCCCTTTCCAAAAAAGCGAGGGCATCGTGGAAGGAGAGGGAAAAACTGAAAGCGGTTGCAGAGGCTCCGGTTCAGGAAGCAGAGGGAATGACAGAGGCTCCTTGGTATGTAGGGGAGGATATAGACTGGTACATTGAAAAACACAACAGCGAATGGTACAAGGCAATGGAGATTGGCAATATTGTCCGGGAGTTCTTGGAGTATGACGAGAAAGGACGGACGGAATATGCTGAAACCTTTGCACAGGAGAGGCTTGGAAAGGGAAAGCGGACACTGTACCGTTACGCAAAGTCATATATGGAAGCCGAGGCGTGGGCAGACAAGCTCCACAAAGAGGACGGTGGCAATTATGAGTTTTTCAAAGTCATATGCCTTTGCAGGAAGCCAAAGGAGGCAGGGACGTTTCCAAGTTTTACGCCAGAGGTCAGACAGGCAATCAAAAATATCTGGTTCAATGCGGAGTTTGCACAGAATCAGGGGACAAAGGAAATGCTGTATGACAAGCTGAACATTCTCAAAAACATCAACAAATGGGAGAAGATACCTTCCTACCAGTCGGTGGTCAGGTACATCAATTACCTGATGGAAGATGAGAATATGTATAACGCTTGGTATCTGGCAAGCCGGGGAACTCGTGAATATAAAAACAAAGTTCTGGTGAAGGGAAGCCGGGATACAAAGAGCCTGAAAGTAATGCAGATAGTTATGGGTGATGAGCACACGTTTGACTGCTGGGTTGCATACACGCATCCAAACGGAAAGGTGACAGCCATCAAGCCACATCTTGCAGCTTGGATTGACATGAGGAGCAGAGCCATTATAGGGGATGTGATGTGCAAGGATGCGAACAGCGATATCTTAAAGCAGTCACTCCTGAAGATGATGTATTCCGAACCGGGAGGCATTCCGGAGTATCTCTACATAGACAATGGCAAGGACTACACAGCAAAAACCATGACCGGACGCAGCAGGAATGACAGAAGCGGAATGGATTTTGACGATGAGACCAGAGGGTTCTATAAGTCAATCGGAATAAAGGATGACCACCGGGCATTACCATATGAGCCTTGGAGCAAAGGGCAGATTGAACGTTTCTTCAGTACAGTGTGCAGCCAGTTTACAAAATGGTTCACTTCATATACAGGTACGCTGACCGGCTCAAAGACTTTTGCAAAAGTCAATAAGGATATCAAGGGGATGCTTGAGCGTGGGGAACTGATGAGCATAGACGAATTTTATCAGGCATGGAGCAAATGGCTGCATGAAGTTTACATGGTAAGGCAGCATGGGGGACTGAAGAAAGCAGGGGAGGAATGGCTGACACCATTATCCTGTTTTGAAAATGCCGAGCGTTACGAGAAGGCAGTTCCGCCAAGGAGTTATGCAACGATGCTGATGATGAAGTCGGAGAACCGGCTTGTGAAAAATATAGGGATACAGCTCATGGGCATGGAGTACCGTTCAGACGAATTGTGCGACTTTATCGGGCAGAAGGTGGATATTAAGTATGATCCGGAGGACATGGCTACTATCTATGTATTCCAAAAGGGAAGAAAAGTATGCGAAGCATACTGTCAGGAACTGCTGCAGATTGCACCAAAGGTTCCGCAGAAGGCACTGGAGGAACACCTGAAGCGTCAGAAACGCCAGCAGAAGCGAGACCGGGAACGTCTGGAAGAGGCGAGGATTCCGTTTGAAGAACTGAATGAACAGTATGTAGGGTTCAGCGAAACGACAGGCGGAATTGACCTGATGAAAGGGGGCAAGCAGAAGAAAGCGAAGATTGTACAGCTGCCGGGGGACAGGACATTTCAGAATGGCTTCCGTCCATCCAAGCAGGAAGAACCGGAAGAGGAAAATGAGTATATCAACAAAAAGGCAGAGGATGCTTTGAAAGCTCTCCGGGCGTTATAGAACTATTATTTTTGTCACAAGTAAACAGGCATTTAGCAAAGAAAGGTTAGGTTGAATTATGGAAGCATTGAACACATACACAAAGGAAATGACACTCCGGGAAAGAGTGACAGAGATTCTTTCAGAAATGAAGATGACAAAGGCAGAGCTTGCAATGAAGATTCAGTATTCAAGGAGTGCGGTCAGCCAGTATTTGGGTAACAAGTATAGTTCTGATCCAACGGAGATTGAGTCCCGGCTTATGGATTTTGTGAAGGCTTATGAAGCAGAAACCGGGAAACAGACGGTCACACAGTATGCCAAGGGCGGATATATTCCGACAATTAAGCAGAAAATTCAATATTTTGAATCGAAAGATTTTGTGCAGACAATCGGCGTATGCAAAGCTTGTCAGGAAAATATGGCACTTGGAATCATTGTTGCGAAATCAGGCTACGGTAAAACGCACACGCTCAAGAAGTATGCCAAGATGCCAAGGGTGGCATATATCGAATGTGATGACACAATGGCTTGCAGGGATTTGGTGGAAGCCATTGAAATCCAGATTGGAATGCCGAAGGGTGCCGGTGGGACGATATGGAGCAGGGTAAACCGTATCAGGGATTTTTTCAATGCGAATGAGGGTTATCTGCTTATCATTGATGAGGCGGACAAGCTCATCAATAAATATACGCAAAAGAAGATGGAAATAATCCGGGGCATTTTTGACCAGTCAGATGTTGGGATTGTAATTGCAGGAGAACCAAGGCTTGAAGCAGAAATTAAGGGAAACCTTGCCCGGTTTGCAAACAGGATGGATTTCTATTACAAGCTGAAAGGGCTGTCAGAGCAGGAAGTCAGGGATTATCTGGAGGGATATGATGTGGACGATGCTGCCATGATGGAATTTATCAGCAGGGCACAGAATGCACAGACCGGATGTTTCCGGTTGCTTGACCGGACACTCAGCAATGTGCTCCGCATCCTGAAGGACAGCGGACAGACTAAAGTAACCATGAAAATTGTCAGTCAGGCATCCAACATGATGATGCTGTAAGGCGGTGAGGAATGTGAAGAAATGGATGATAGCACTGCTCACATTGAGCCTTGTGCTGACAGCATGTGGCAGGGAGGCGGAAAGGGAAGGTGCTGCAGAGCCGGTCATGGAAGAAGCAGCGGAGGCAGTACAGACAGAGCCAGTAACGGTGGAAACTCCTGAACCAGTGCCGACAGGACAACCTAAAAAGGCTTCGTGGTCTTTGGACTGGAGTGCTGAAGATTCTTACATATTGACAAAGATTGCTATGGCAGAAGCAGAGGGCGAGGATACAGAAGGCAAGGCGTTAGTAATATTGGTTGTTTTGAACCGGGTGTGGGATGATTCCTTCCCGGATACGATTGAGGAAGTGGTCATGCAGGAGAACCAGTTCAGCCCGGTTGCAAATGGAAGATATGACAGGGTAGAGCCTGACAGCGATTGCTTGGATGCATTGGAACTGGTGATGGATGGGTGGGATGAGTCAGAAGGGGCTCTGTATTTTGAAAGCAGGAGCTTATCTACATGGCATCAACGGAACCTGAAATACCTCTTTAAGCATGGAAACCATTATTTTTATAAAGAGAAGGAGGTCAGCCATGAAAAGAAGGTTAGTGATTGAGATGGATGCAGGTGACAGAGCAGATTCTGTTATGCAGGAGATATTTACTGTTTTAATGAAATATGCGGATTACAATGAAGAATTTATGTTTCATCAGGAAATGCTTCCGGAGAAAAGTTCCGGGGAACTGCAGATACCTGTTTTTTTGAAGGGAGGCATTAGGGATGGCAAAGCCAACTATTAGGATGCTGTGGGGGCTGGCGAAGTGTCAGAAACTGTCGCTGACGGATGAGGAGTTGCATCTCATTGTGTCGGCACATACCGGGAAAGACAGCATAAGGCAGCTCAACCAACGAGAACTCGGCACAGTGATAGGGGTGCTTGGCAACATGAAAAGCTCTGCATCCAAGAATGGCAGGAGTGACAGGCAGACAAGGGGGAATACCGGGACGGTCAATCAGCGGAAGAAAATATATAAGCTGACAGAAACGCTCGGATGGGATAAACCGGCAAGAGTCAACGGACTATGCAAAAAGATGTTCGGGGTGGCTTGCGTGGAGTGGCTGGACTATCAGCAGTGTTCCAAGCTGATAGAGGCACTCAAAAGCATGGCAGCAAGAATGGAAAAGGAGGATGCAGACAGAAGTGAAAGAGATAATCAAGGTAATGGATGAAGGAACGCAGGACAGGGTGGAACATGGTGCTGTAATTGAGATACAAGGCGATAACATCAATATTGAGTGCCTGAATATTATGCCGGTGGACATTGTGAGGATTGCTATTGGAATTTTGGAAGTCGTGCATGAAATGGGAATGGATGAAGTGCTGAAACAGATGTATAGCTATTGCTTTGAAGATGGAGGTGCAGATGGCGGAACAGAAGAATTGCAGACTGACAATAGAGGTTAAGGATGGGAAGGTGCTGACGGAAGCGGAGTTTGTTGACATGGTTGATTTAGCGACCATGTGCGGAGCGTTGCAGCTGCTTATGGGACTGGAGGCGGTAAGCCGGGGAAAGTCCTTGGAGGATGTAAAAGACAATATGCTTGACATACACCTTGCTGCAATGGAAACGCTGACAGATCAGGTTATCAAAGAAAGGGGCAGTGAATGTGGCAGCTAAAAAGAAACGCCTGACACAGAAGGAAAAGAAACAGAATGCTGAGATTAAAAAGGAGCTTCAGGAGAAGGGGATAATCCCTCCGGACAAGCCGAGGCTGAACCGGAAGAAATTTGTCGATGGGGCAATGGAGGAATGGAACAACAGACCACAGTGCTATATATGGGAAATTTATCTGATAAAAGCCTTCGGCTTCATTCTGGCAAAGACAGAAGGCAGGAATTTCCGGGTGTCGCAGGAGGCGGTTGGTGCTGCCAAAGTCCTGAAACTTGCAATCAGGCTTTACCAGTTCCATATGAAACTGAAGGAGGAAGGCAGGACAGAGTACAGGGCGGTTGAGGAGTTGGAATATATCAGGGACATTCTGGATGCATAGGGAGGTGGTCATGTTGAAGAAAACGCTTTATATCTGCAACCGGTGCAATAAGGAAATCAAGACAGAAGGAACACGCATCATTCCGCATTTCTTTGATTTAGCAACGGATGAAATGCTAGGGGAAATTGAAGTCCCGGACAAGGACATCCATTTTTGCATGGGCTGCACAAAGAAAATTATGGAGGAGATATTAAGACCGCCAGAGGAAAAGCCACCGGAGAATACCAAGAAGGCAGGGAAGCGTCCCAAGAAGGGTGAGCGGTTGGATGCAGGGAAAGTTATGGCTCTGCATCGGGCAGGGTGGGACAATGAGAAGATAGCTGATGAAATGGGTGTTACTGAGAGGCAGATATACCAGTGCATCCGTTATCAGATAAAGAAAATGCATTCGGGCAGTGAACCGGATGGAAAGGAGCAGGGAAATGAAAAATAACTACAAAAAAGTATCCAGTCATGGTTCCATCAACATTCCGGTGGCAATGAGAAGGGAGATTGGGATACAGGGCGGTGATCCTATGGAAGTATCCCTTAACAATGGCGTGGTTACGGTTAAGCCTTACACGCCACGCTGCGTTTTCTGTGGCAGCACAGAAAATGTAAAGAAACTGTTTGGCAAAGGAATATGCCCTGAATGTGCTGCAAAGGCAGTTCAGGAAATGGAAGGAAGTGGAAAATGATGGCATTGGAAAAACTGAAGGCAATGGAGGAAAAGGAACTGGTCAGCGAAGCGGTCAGGCTGGATCAGGAACAGAAGAGATGCAAGAGGGAACTGGATGCGGTCAAGGCGGAGATTCAGGCGAGAGGTCTCAGGGTGATTGAAGACCGCAATACAAAGTATGTCAAATACTATTCACCGGATGGGAGTGCTGCGGTGACAGACACGCAGAGTCTGGACATCCTGAATGTGGACAAGCTGAAGGGATTGATTTCAGAAGGTGTCTGGAAACAGAACGTGACAGAGACCACGAAAACAGATTACAAGTACAAGCCAATGCTTGAGCGTGTTCTGAAAGCAATTTTTACTGGTGATTACACATTTGAGTATTCTCTGGAAGAATTTCTTGAGGGAAGTATGCCGGTCAAGCCGGATGAAAAGCAGAAAAAGCTGCTGCTGAAGAAATTGAAAGGAGATTATGCAAAAGACAAGGATACGCTTATCAGTGTGTTTGGTTATGAAGATGAGAGAACTGCACCGGATTTTGACGTGGAACTTTGGTTCATTTATAAAATCAAGAATGGAGAGCTTATCAGGGCAGTTCTTCCAGAAGAATTTCTGGATCAGACAATTCAGGATATCAGGAAGTGCCTGATGGTAGATTCCAAAACAAGCATCACGATTGATTATGACAAGGAGGAAATGATATGATTTCAAACAGCGGACATGATGAAAATGGAAAGTACAGCGGAGGCAGGGCAGGAGACCAGACAGGAAAAGAGTGGGCAATCATAGGATGGTATAACCGTCCTTGGAAATGCGTAATACGACATCCGGATGCGAAAGTCAGGGAAAAGATTGCAAGCCTTTCTGAGAAGGCTGCAAAGAATGACAATATCGGCTATGACCAAGGGCAGAGGGTTTCTTATTGGGACGAGCTTGTTAAGGCAAAGTATAACCCTGCAGTAATTAAAACCAAGTGCGAGGCAGACTGTTCTTCCGGTGTAATGGCAAACGTGAAAGCTGCCGGGTATCTGCTGAACAATGCCAAGCTGAAGGCGGTGTCAATCACAAGCACACATTACATGAGGGAAATGCTCAGGAAGGCAGGGTTTGAAATCCTTACCGGAAGCAAATACCTGACCAGTGACAAATACCTTTTGAGAGGGGATATCCTGCTGAATGACGGACACCACACAGCAACGAACCTGACAAACGGTCAGAAGGCATCGGCTGCAGCACCGGGCAGTGCCAAGCCGGAGGGAAGCACCTCAAGCAGCGGAAATCCTTCAGGAATGAAGGCTGAATCTGCAGAGTCTTTCAAAAAGAGCATTGCCGGTACATATATTGTAAATACGTCCACTGATCCGCTGATGCTGCGGAGTGGAGCCGGTAAAGACAAACCTGTCATTGCTAAAATGAAAAAGGGTGCAAAGGTTCAATGCTATGGGTATTATACAACAGTAGACGGAGTGAAGTGGTACTATATCGTTTATGACGGAAAGACAGGCTTTGCTTCAAGCGAATACTTAAAAAAGAAATAGGAGGATGCATATGTTATATTATTACAACCGGGATGGGAAGTTTCAGAAGGAGTCAGGCAAGGAATACAAAACGAAAAAAGGTGCAGTGGAAAAGCTGCAGAAGGAAGGGCAGGGGGCAGTCTTTGACGAAACAGGGCAGATGGTGCTTTCCCTTGTGGATAAAGAAGCTGTTCCTCAAGGGGCTCTTGATACAAATGAGGATGGCAGCGTCCCGGCATACAATGAGGATAATGAACAGATTGGAGTGGCAGATGCCGAAGCGGTTGCAGAGGCAACCGGGGAGTCCGTAAGCGATGCAGAAGCGACTGAAGGAGTTACGGACAGTCAGGAGAAGCCGGACGAGGAACAGCATGGGCAGGAAGAACCGGAAAGGGCAGAGCAGCCGGACAGAACTTTTGATGTGCGGACAACCTGTGATTCGCTCCGCATCCGGGCAGGAGCAGGGAAGGATTACCGGATTGTAGGATACATCCGGGAAAAAGCCGGGAATAAGGAAAACCATGCCATTGTGAAAGAAAAGGATGGATGGGGTAAACTGGCAAGTGGGAAAGGGTGGATAGAACTGGCTTTCACCAAGAAGGTAAGTTAAGGAAAGGCTGATTGTGATGGATGAGGAACTGTTGAATGAATTGATTGAGGATACCACGATTGAAGATATTGGGGAACGGTACAGGGCGATTGTTGACCTGATTGGTATTAGAAAGTTTATATTGCTGAGCAACTATGCAAGAGGTGACGAACTGTATTTTCCAAAGGTTGAAAATGTGGTCAGTCCTGCGAGAAATCGGAGAATCAAGAAGGAATTCAACGGTTACAACAGCAAGGAACTGGCGGACAAGTACAACCTGACAATTAAACAGATACAGAACATAATGAAAGACGAACCGCCAGTCGGTCAGATGTCCATTGAAGAATGGATGGGTGGTGCCGGAGTCAATTCCGGCACAGCTGATCCAGAGTGATTTTTGATACATCAGCAAGTTTGATGTGAGCTTTCTTTTAAGAATTCTATCATATTGAATTTCTGAGAGGTTTGTGTTATTTTTATTATGAGTGAGGTTCGGAGGCGTTAGTCTCCTTACCTTACTTGGGAAGAGAGTTTGTTTTCGGGAAATATTTTCCCGAAACGCTTCCCCTAAAAAGTTCATAGGAAATGGCATAGAATAAGCATGTAACGAAGGTTACATGCTTATTTTTTGCACTTCTTTTTTGCCCGGAAGGAGGAATTTATATGGCAGAATTTATGACACAAATTGGGGTACAGAACATGACAGCAGCACTTGGAATCCTTATGGCATTTATAGGTGTGTGTGCGTTTCTTACTTCAATTGTCACAGAAGCTCTCAAAAGTATTGAAAAAGTCAACAGGCTTCCCACGAAGCTGCTCTGCTATATCGTGGCGTTGGTTCTTACAACCCCGGTATTTTGTGCAATGATGGCATACCTGAAGCAGCCGGTAGAGTGGTTCATGGTATTTGCATCGTTCCTTGCCTCGTTTGTGGTTGCAAAAGTCAGTATGAATGGATGGGACGATGTGACAGAGCTTGCACAAAGGCTTATCCGGAAATAAGGGGTGGTTCTATGGATTATGTAATCACTTTCTCGGACATAATGGCTGCTGTTATCACACTTGGAATCAGCGTGATGGGTTTTTTCATAAAGCGGTGGTTTGATGGGATGGAGCAGCGTAACAAAGAAACACAGCAAAAAATTGAACAGGGCAACAAAGCAATTCAGGAACGGATTGAGAAGAACGATGCAAAAGTGAATGAGCGTATTGACAAACTGGAAGAAAAGACGGACAAGGACATCGAAAATATCAAGCAGGAAATCAATGATATTAAAGGTGACTTTGCCACAACCTTTGTACTCCGGGAGGATTTCTTCCGGGCAATGAACGGAGTGGAGGACAAGGTCAAGAGCATGGATGGAAAACTGGACAGGCTGCTCTTGATGAATACGGAAAACAAGTGAGGTGAACAGCGATGACAGACATGGAACAGGCAGAAGTAAATCAGAATAAGGCAATCAGGGGGTACATTATACGCTGTCTGGTTAAGGGGTTCAATAACACGTCCCTTACAAGGCAGATTTCCAATGCTATGATGGCAGCCGGTCTTATTATATCCCCGGATATCAGCAAACATCTCAACTATCTTCAGGGAGCAGGATATATTGAGTTTACAAGTGAAAAGGTCACAGCCTACACAGCCTATGCAAAAGATGCGGTTATCCGCCTCACAAAATCAGGCGTAGACCTTGCTGAAGGAACCATTGATGATCCGGGAGTGGATGTTTAATGGGAAAGCAGCGGACACGAACAAGAATATCCTCAAAAATTGACGAGCTCCCTGAAGAACTGAGATTGAAGGTAGATGTGATGCTTGCGGACACTTCCAACACATACGCCTATATCAGTGAATTTCTGAATAACGAAGGGTATAAAATATCCAAGTCAAGCGTGGGGCGGTACGCCACCAGAACCAATACCGCCACACAGAGGCTGCTTGAAGCTCAGGCACAGACAGAAAAGCTGATTCAGGTTGTAAAGGATAATCCGGAAGCAGATTACACAGAGGCTGCAATCATGATGATGATGAGCGGTCTTGTGGACAAGGTGGCAATGGCGGAGGAAGAATTCAGCGAGATGCCTCTGGATAAAGCAGGGAGGCTTATAGCATCCTTATCCCGGACAAAAGTATATAAAGACCGGGTAAGGCAGGACATGAAGAAAAAAGCGGACATTGCATTCAGGCAGATGGAAATGGAAATGATGGCGGTTATTAAGAAGGATGCGGAATCTGCAGAGCAGCTCAGAAACATTCTGACCAAAGCAAAAGAGAGGATGATGGAGGATGATTGAAATTGATGAATGGCTCCGGGAACTGGATGAGGAACCGGATCAGGAAATCATTGACCATGCAGCCTATCAGAAACAGCTTTTTATAGACTATGTATCAAGAAATACTGATAACTGGCAGAAAAGGGAAGAACTCCGGGAGCGTTTTGAAGCAGGGGAAAAGATAGAAGGAGAGAAGGGACTCCGCAAGGAACTGGCAGCATTTGACCTTGGATATTTTGGAAGGGCATACCTCTCACATTATTTCAGGAGAAAATCCCCGGCATTCCATGAGGAACTGGATGGCATATGGTCGAAGGGGGTATTAAAATCCAGAAATCCAACAAAGGCTGCGAAAGAAATTTCAAGGCTGAAGGGTTCCAGACAGGTGATCGCTGCACCAAGAGGACACGCCAAGAGTACAAACTTTACCTTTAAGGATACGCTCCATGCGGTTCTGTACAGATACAAGCATTACTGCATCCTCATTTCTGACTCTTCCGAACAGGCAGAAGGTTTTCTGGAAGATATTAAAACAGAACTGGAGGAAAATGGGGACATCATTGAGGACTTTGGTTCTTTGAAAGGAGATAAGGCTTGGCGGTCAGGCGTTATTCTCACAAAATCTGACATAAAGGTGGAGGCAATCGGTTCGGGAAAAAAGATTAGAGGTCGTAAACACCGTAACTGGAGACCGGACTTAATTGTCCTTGATGATATAGAAAATGATGAGAACGTAAACACGCCAGAACAGAGGCGGAAGCTCAAGTCGTGGTTTGAGAAGGCGGTGTCAAAAGCCGGAGATACCTATACAGACATTATGTATATTGGGACAGTTCTGCATTATGATTCCCTTTTGAACAATGTGCTTCAGAACCCAAGGTATCATGCTAAGAAATACAGGGCGGTTATTTCATGGGCGGTTAATCAGGAACTTTGGGATGAATGGGAAAGCATTTACACCAATTTATTCAATGAAAACCATGAGGATGATGCGAGAGCCTTCTATGAAGCGAACCAAGAAACAATGCTTGAAGGGGTGGAAGTCCTGTGGGAAGATAAGCTCTCTTATTATGACTTGATAGAAATTAAGGTAACAGAGGGTGAGGCATCATTCAACAGTGAGCTTCAAAATGATCCGATTGATCCGGACAATGCAACCTTTAACCCGGAGTGGTTTGATTATTATGAGCCGGAGCTGATGGACTGGAAAAGTCCTGAGTATATATTTGTGGGTGCAAATGATCCTTCGCTTGGAAAAAATAAAAAGTCAGATACAAGCTCCATCATCAATCTGGCACTGTCAACCAAGACAGGGTACATGTATGTGGTGGATGCATCGGTGGAAAAGAGAAAGCCGGATGTCATTATTCAGGATGTATTTGAAATGTCAAAGCGTCTGAAAAGGGACTATGGAAAAGGTTTTTACAAATTTGGGGTGGAAACGGTACAGTTCCAGTTCTACTTCAAAGAGGTCATGGCACAGAAATCAGTGGAGGAAGGGGAGTATATCCCAATCGAGGAAATACAGAGCACAGTCAATAAGGTGCTGCGTATCGAATCCCTTCAGCCGGTGATAAAAAATAAATACTTGAAATTCAACAGGGAACATAAGACGCTGCTGAAGCAGATGCAGGAATTCCCTATGGGGAAGAATGATGATGCCCCGGACGGACTGCAGATGGCGGTACAGCTTGCACAGACGGTCAAAGGGATTGTAAGCAGCACAAAGTATCAAAGCCTTATCAAGCGGAAGTTCCGCATGGGGAAAGGAGCCTACTAGGAGGTGAAGGGCGTTGGCAAAGAAGAAAAAGAAAAAAGAAAAACCATTCAATCCTGAAGTGGATACCGGACAGGGGAAGCCCGTCCGGGCAAGGGTGGCTGTGGGGGATGTCAATGACAAATATTCCACCTATCCGTCCAACGGACTGACACCAAGGAGGCTTGCGAGAATATTCAGGGCAGCGGATGATGGGGATGTGTCAGAGCAGATGGAGCTGTTTGAAGAGATGGAAGAGAAAGATCCCCATTTATTTTCACAGCTGCAGACAAGGAAACTGGCTGTCACCGGTCTTGATTGGGAGGTGCAGTCATTCAGCGATGAAGAACTGGACAAAACGGTGGCTGACTTTATAGATGAACAGCTCAAAGGGATAGAAAACCTTGATGATATATTCATTGACATGCTGGATGCCATCGGCAAAGGCGTGAGCGTCATGGAAATTGAATGGGGAATAGACACAGACGGATCAAATATCATTGAAAACATTGAATATGTGCATCCGAAAAAACTTGTCTGGAACAGCCAGACAGATGAAATGGAAATCTGCACGAGGGAGTTTCCTTCTGGTGTTCCCCTTCCCGAAAATAAGTTTGTGGTGCATAAGTATAAAGCGAAGTCAGGACACACGAGCCGGAACGGAATACTGCGGGTGGTTTCATGGATGTATCTTTTCAAGAATTATGATGTAAAAGATTGGGTTGCCTTCTGCGAGGTGTTCGGGATGCCCCTCCGGTTGGGGAAATATAGTGCAGCAGCTTCTGACGATGATAAGAAAGCACTCATGGAAGCCATATACAGTCTGGGCAGCGATGCAGCCGGGATTGTGCCGGATTCCACTTTGATTGAGTTTATCGAAAGTCAGAAGACCACAAGCGTTGAGATATATGAAAAACTTGCAAGATATTGTGACGAACAGATGAGCAAGGCGGTGTTAGGGCAGACGCTTTCCTCTGATTCAGGGGGAGGCTCCTATGCACAGGGAAAAGTCCATAACGAAGTCAGGCATGACCTGACGGTTGCAGATGCAAAAGCACTTGCGGTCACCATCCGAAGGGATATCATCAGACCTTTAGTGGAGTACAACTTCGGTTATAACGTGGATATACCGTTTTTTACGTTTGACTGTCAGGAAGCGGAAGACCAGAAGGAAACGGTAGACATATATAAAATTCTTGTATGTGATATGGGGCTGAAAATCCCGGAGAGCCACATTTATAAAAAGTTCAATATCCCAAAACCGGAAGATGGCGAAAAGGTGCTTGAACCAAAAGAGATTCCCCGGATGCAGCAGCCACAGCCGGATAATGAACTGCTGACGCATAGTCTGAAGCAGGTGGCAGGGGCGGAACAGGAACAGATAGACGCTATGGCAGCGGAGGCGATGAAGCGAGCGGAGAGTGCTTTTCAGGTGATGATGAAGCCAATTCTTAACATTGTTGACACAGCGGATGATTTGGAAACGCTCCGGGAAGCCTTGAAAGATGATAAGGCGGTAGGGAAACTGTATGAAGAAATGGACTCCCCTGAACTGGAGGATGTGCTGCATCAGGCAATGTACTTATCAGAACTGATAGGAAGGAGCATGGAATGAGAGAAGCTGCCTATGGGCTCACTGGTGATTTCATATTCAAAGAGGCAGTTGAGTTCCTGAGAAAAAAGAAACCGCTCACTGCAGCGGAATATAAGGCATTGGACAGTGAGTACCGGGCAAAAGCGTTTACTGTATCAGGATATACAAGCCTTGAGGTTCTCCAAAAATTTTTGGATGAACTGACGGATGCCTGTGAGAACGGTAAGACTAAGAAAGAGTTCATGGATACAATGAATGATTTTCTGGAACGCAACGGATATGAAGGATTAAACCCGTTTAATGCAGATGTGATATTCCGCACCAATATGCAGACAGCCTATAACGCAGGACATTATAAGAGCATGACGAACCCCACGACAAAAAAGCTGCGTCCGTATTGGAAGTACGTTACTGCAGGGGATGGAGAAGTAAGGGAATCACATGCAATGATGGAAGGAAGGATATATGCAGCAGATGATCCCATTTGGAATATCTGGTATCCGCCAAACGGATACCGGTGCAGATGCTCAGTGGTAAGCCTTACCAAAAGCCAAGTGGAGCGTTCAGGGGAGCCGGTAAGCAGGGAACTTCCTTATGATGTGGATTATTCCACAGGAGAAGTCCTTTATAAGTATCCGGATAAAGGGTTTTCAAATAACCCGGCAAAGGACACATGGAAACCTGATTTATCAGGTGTTGATCCTAACCTGAAGAAAGCATTTAAGGAGAGGGAGGGCGGTAAATAATTCTGAACGCACAGAAACGCCTGTGTGCGGTTTTAACTGTATCAGGGCAAATTCCTATGCAGTAATACAGAAAGGGGCGTTATAACGCGTAATAACGCTGTCAGAAAGGAAAATAAAAAGGAGATGATGAAATTGGAGGGAATTGTAATATGCTCCGGTGGCATGGTGGATGTGGAAGGCGTACCGGAAGAGATAAAAATCCTTCCCCTCGGACATGTGCATTCGCAGAAGGGTGATTTTGAGGTTGATGATGAGAGCGTCGAATTAATCCGGAAACAGTTCAAGAGCCGGAAGTTAGACCTTGTAATTGATTATGAACACCAGACGCTCAAAGATGTACAGGCTCCGGCAGGAGGATGGATTGAGGATATTTACAAAGGAGAGGATGCGGTTGTCGCAAAGGTAAAGTGGACAGACAAAGCAAAGGAATATCTCCGAAACAGGGAATACCGGTATCTTTCACCGGTAGTCATGGTAAGAAAAAAGGACAGGAAAGCAGCAGCCATCCACTCTGCTGCCCTGACAAACACACCGGCTATTGATGGGATGTTCGCAATCGTGAATTCCATTGATATATCAAATTATGAAGAGGAGGAAACACAAATGGATTTGAAAAAGTTGGCACAGCTGCTTGGGCTTCCGGACACAGCAACGGAAGAGGATGTTGAAAAGGCACTTGCAGCATTGGCAGAGACATCAAAGGAAGCAAACAAAGGCGATGAGGGCAAGAAGGAGGGCGGAGATGCAGAAGAGGCTGTACCGGTTGCAAACTCTGTTGTGTTATCGCTGCTTGGTTTGAAGGCTGATGCAAAGACGGAAGATGTGGCTACAGCCATTATGAAACTTTCGGCAGGGACAAGGAATGACGAGGTACTTGCCCTGAAGGAAGAACTGAAGGAACGCAATGCAGAGGACATGGTGCAGATGGCTCTGAAAGAAGGGAAAATCACTGCAGCACAGAAGGAATGGGCGAAGTCCTATGCCCTGAGTGATAAGGAAGGGTTCAAGTCTTTTGTTGACAAAGCACCGGTAATTGTCCCACAGGGCAAAATGGAACTGAAGGATGCCCCGGCAGACAGCCATCAGGATTATGATATGGAAATCCTGAAAAACTGCGGTCTTTCAAAAGAGGATGTTGAAAAATATTACAAGGAGGATTAGTCATGGACAGAGTAGGAAATCAGAAACTTTCAGGTATGGATATCAATATTCCGGTAGCAGCCGGTGCAACGATTGCTGAGGCGGTAATGGTTGCAGTAGGTACAGATGGTTATGCGGTGGAAGCATCCAAGACTTCTGGTCTTACTATTGCAGGATGTGCAATGAGGCATACAGACAATGCTTCTGGCAGCAATGGGGCTGTATCAGTCCCGGTCAGAAGAGGGGCGTTTGTATGGGACAATGATGGCAGCATAGAGGAAACGGACATCTTAAAGGATGCATATGTGTCTGATGAGAAAACCGTCACAATCACAGCAGAGGGATCAAGCAGGGCAGGAAAAATCCTTGCGGTTGATTCCGATGGCGTGACAGTGGAAATGTTAAACGGCAGGGAAAATCCTGCTGCGGATGGGGAAACAGGAAAGCAGGAAGATGGAGGTGAAGTGAAATGATTGTAAATCAGGCAAGTTTGAAGGGGTTGAATGTAAGTTATTCCGCAGCTTACAACAAAGCCTTTGAGGGCGTTAAGAGCAATTATGAGAAGATTGCCACAACAGTACCAAGTACAACAGCGGAAACCAATTATAAGTGGTTAGGGCAGATTCCACAAATGCGTGAGTGGATTGGTGACAGGGAAATCCAGAGCCTGTCTGCCTATGACTATATCATTAAGAACAAGAAATTTGAAATGACGGTATCTGTGCCGAGGGATGATATTGAAGATGACCAGTATGGTATTTATACACCGTTGTTTTCCAATATGGGCGAATCCGCAGCACAGCATCCGGACATCCTCTGCTTTGATGCGTTGAAGGCAGGGTTTACCGAGAAGTGTTATGACGGTAAGACATTTTTTGCGGAGGATCACCCTTCCGGAGAGGGTGGCAAAAAGAAGGTAAGCAATCTGTCCCATGACAAGCTGGATGCAGATTCATACGAAGCTGCAAGGACAGCAATCATGAGCATTACCGGGGACAAAGGCAAGAGCCTGAATCTGGTTCCGAACCTTCTTGTTGTATCACCGGCAAATGAAAAAGCTGCCCGGCTGATTTTGAAGGCTGACCAGATAAACGGAACAACCAATGTGTTAAAAGACACAGCGGAGCTGCTTGTTGCAACAGAACTGGCGGATACTCCCGATGCATGGTTCCTTCTCTGCACAAACCGGTTCTTAAAACCAATCATTTTCCAGAAGAGAAAGGCAATCAAAATGACTTCCCTGACGAAAGATGATGACCAGAACGTATTTTTGCGTGATGAATTTGTGTGGGGTGCAGACGGACGTTCCAATGCCGGATATGGCTTCTGGCAGATGGCTTATGGTTCTGATGGCACAGAACAGTCACAGGGATAGGAAGGTGAAGCAGATGGCATATTGTACTGTAAGCGAAGTGCTGGACATGCTGAAGGCGGACATGCTGAATGTGATTATCGGTGATGACTACATAGAGGATGAGAAAGAACGAATCAAAGCAGTCATGCCATATGCAGAACAAGCTGTCGATGATGCACAGGCAGAGATTGACGGTTATCTTGCAAAACGGTACAATGTACCATTTTGCAAGACACCTAAAGTCATCAATAAATTTGCAAAAGACATCGCATTGTATAATCTGGTATCCCGTAAAGGCGTTGACGAGAATGAGCGTGAAAAGACATACCTCACAAGATATAATGCTGCTATTGCTTTCCTGACCAAAGTTGCGGAAGGGAAGATAGACATAGGTGTGCCGGAGGGGTATTCCACAGAGGATGCAGCCAAGAACGGATTTTCCATGAAAAGCTCAAGGCGGACATTTACAAGGGACAGCATGAGGGGGTGGTGAGCAGATGTCTTCCATATCTGTAAGATTAGACGGAGAAGTGGATGGGCTGCTTGCCAGATTAAAGCAGATGTCCGGCATTGACAAAGCCGGAGTGATGAATGCCATTGCCGAGGGGCTGCGGACTTCTACAGTAGAGCGGTTCAGCTCGGAGGAGTCACCAGAAGGAAACAAGTGGAAGCCATCTATCCGGGCAACAAGGCAGGGTGGCAAGACGCTTACAAAATCAGTGGGACTGAAGAACTCAATTAAGGCACAGGCTGATGGAACCGGTGCAGCGGTAGGAACCAATCTGGTATATGCAGCAACACATCAATTTGGAGATGAGAGAACAATCAGGGCAAAGAAGGGCAGATACCTACGGTTCCAGATCGGGGACAGATGGGTAAACATCCCTTCTGTCCGGGTAAATATCCCAGCCAGACCATTCCTCGGAATCAGCAAAGAGGATGAAGAGGAAATCAAGGCGATACTGGATGAAGTATTCGAGGAATAAAGAATGAAAGCAGAAAGAGATTTTTTGGTTCAAAAGCTAAAAGATGCAGGCATTCATGGGAAGATACACGAATCCATGAAAAGCCTGAAAAACTGCAATGAGGTTCATGTGGGTGCGGTTCTTAGGACAGGGGAAGATTTCACTCGTTCAGGCTCAAAAAAGAAATATACAGACCAAGAGGGGCATCGGAAACAGAGGAATAAACTGTTTGAAAGAACTTCGGAACTGCATGTTGTCATAGCCGATACTGACGAAGCCAAGGTAGAGGAAATACTGACAAATTTCTTGAAAAGCATTTCTAAAGGTCTTGAGGTCAATGGAAACTGGGTTGATATTGAGATTGGAAAGGCGGACTGGGTTGAAGGGGATGACAGCATCCTGAAGAGTAAGATTGCAGTGGAATTTGATGTCATCCTGACAGGTGGCATCTATGTAGATACAGATATTATAACAGCGAAAGTTGACAGTGTTGAAGCCAACAAAGAATAGGAGGTAGCATAAATGGAAGGACAGAAAGAGGAATATGCAGCCATTGAAGAATTAAAGGAAAAAGAAGGGACACCGGATGCAGTGTTTGAGGGTGTCAAAGCAGCCAATGGTTGGAAAACCGGAAAGATGGTTAAGGAAAAAGACTATAAAGATGCGGTGGATGCTTTTGGAAAGGCACCGATGGATGGGAGGGAGGTGAAGAGATATGTTCAGTGAAATCAATGTTGAGGTTGAGGATGGGAACCTTGGGAGAAATTCAAGCACAGCGACACATGCTCAGGTAAAGATTGGGGTATCAAGTGCAGAAAGCAGTGTCCCTCTTTTGATTACTAATGCCATGAAGCCGGAGGATATCAAGTCAAAATTGGGATATACGCCACTGGCAGATGCATGTATAGATGCAACCGAGAACGGATTGAAAACAATCTATGCAATCCCCATGAAGGCAGACATTCCCGGAGAAATCGGGAGTGTTACGCATACAGGAACCGGGGAAGGAACCTTTGAGGTCAAAGGAACACCAAACAATGCTTATGACATTGTGGTGCAGATTACAGAAACAGGTGACACCAATGAGGGCAGTTTCCGTTATTCCATTGATGGGGGAAATAATTTCTCCGAGGAGTACACGATTCCGCTTGGGGGAAAATATGAAATTTCCGGTACTGGCTTGTCACTGGATTTTGCGGACATCACTTCTGAGGCAAAGAGCTTCATTGGCGAGGATGCTTATGCATTCAGCACAACAGCACCAACCATGAACAATGCCAATGTACTGGAGGCGGTGGAGAAGCTGATCGGGTATAACAAAGCATTTGAGGTATGCCATATAGTGGGCGTTTCCACCAAGACGTTATGGGCAGCTTTACAGAGCGAGGCAGAGGAATTCCTGACCACCTATAAGAGACCGCTGATTTTCCTTTGTGAAGGCAGAAGCTGCAGGGAGGGAGAAACACTGGATGAATATATGGCTGCGATGGAAACTGAAAGAAAGGGCATCAGCAGCTGGTTCATAAGCGTATCCCTGTCCTATGCCACATACCAGAGGAAAGACCTCCGGACGCAGAACATCAACCTTGCAGGGGTGATATCCGGATTGATTGGAAAAGCAAAAGAAAGCCTCTCCATCGGCTGCGTGGAGGAGTTTCCAGTAAGTTCAGCAAAACTTATCAGGCTGCTTCCTGAAGGGATTGAAGATTACAGCAGGGAATTTGATGAAATGGGGTACACCATATTCCGTCAGTATAACGGAAAAGAGGATTATTATGTATCCAATGGCTATGTTATGTCCCCGGCAGGGAGTGATTTCAGATATATTGAGGATGTCCGGGTACTCTGCCGGATTATCCGGGAAGTAAATTTGAAGGCAACGGATAAGATTCAGACGGAAGTTGATCCGGAGAACCTCGAAGGCAGCGTAAAGACGATTGAGGCATATCTCAATATTGCAATGGAAGATTGCGAGAAAGATAAGATAATCAGTTCCGGAGAGGTGTCGATTGACACAGAAAACTTGGATATTCTTGCAGACGAAACACTGGATGTTGCTGCAACATGGGTTCCGATGGGGACAGCGAGAAGGTTCAATATCAAGTTTGCTGTGAACAACCCGGCAGCATCCGGTGGAGAATAGGAGGTGTAGGATATGGCAAAGCAGCTGATAAATGGAAAGTGCTATGACTGGTCAAGCGTTACCATCAATGTGTCCGGCATGGACAGCATTGAGCTTCAGGAAATCTCATATGATGATGAGCAGGAAATGGAAGCTATCTATGGAAAAGGCGGTAAGATCAGGGGGTATGGCACTGGAAACCAAAAAAATTCAGTTAAGCTCTCCATGACAAGGGAAGACTTCAACGAGATGATTCTGGTAATTAAGAGCAAAGGGTACAAGAGTTTTTACAAATACACAATCCCGAAAATAACAGTGAGCTATGCGGATGATGGCGTAGCAACGACAACGGATGTACTCACTAATGTAAAATTCTCGAAGCGTTCCCTGAAGGCAGCACAGGGCGATAAGAGCATGAAAGTTGACCTTGATGGAATGGCTATGGGCGGTATCAAGATGAATGGTCTTGGTGCTTAGCAATCATTATTTTTGACATAAACAAGGAGGATATATCATGGAAGTAACAGAAAAGAATGTAACACAGGCAGCGAAGCTGGAGAACGCTTTGGCAGTAAGCGATGAAGAAAGGAAAGAAAAAGAAAGCAAAGAGAGGATGGAGCAGCTCCGTAAGAAGTACAAGGAGATGGATGGAAAGATATATGAAATCGAAACATCCATTCAGGAGGATGACGAAAACGAAACAGAGTTTGACTTTATCTTCAGGAAGCCAGGGACGCCATCATATGACAGATATGTAAAGACCTCCGGGACTTCCGGCACAAAGGCATTAAGGACTTTTGTGCTTGACAATATCTGTGAAGAGCAGCGTGACGAACTGAAAAGCACTCTGGAGGAATATCCGGCAATGGCAATCAGCCTTGGGGAGAAGCTCCTGAACATGCTTGGCTTGTCTAAGGATACTACGGTAAAAAAGTTATAGAGGAACACTCGGAACAAATTAAAAATAATATTGTGGATTATGGGAGGCTTCTGGTATATCAATACCTTCCAAGGGAAATGATTCCCGGAAACTTTGAGGACGTGGATTTTGATGAATTTTTCCGGCTCATGGCAATGGCTCAGGTGGCAAGGGAAATGAGGATAGAGGATATTGAGGTCGGCGTGAACAAAGGATATGTGGAGGCTCATCCGGATACACAATAAAAACCATGCTTCCATGAGGGGGTGTGGTTTTTGCCATAACAGAGGAGGTGGAGTTTATGGGTATGGACTCTGTATTCCGGCTTTCAGTGGTTATGGGAATGCAGGACAACCTGACAGCTCCGCTCTCAGGCGTTACCGACAGTGTCACAGATACAACAAAAAAGCTGGATGATGCGTTTGGGACGGTTCAGAAAGCAGGAGCTGCACTTGCCGGGGTAGGAGCCGGAATCACGACAGCATGTATTGCAACCGTAACGTCAACTTTTGATACGCAGGATGCCCTTGGTGAGCTTTCTTCCTTGGGAGTTACAGACTTAAAGGCAGTCGAAGATGCAGCAAAGAGTTTTTCAGATACATGGGCAGGAACAACAAAGAGTGATTTTATCACAGCGTCTTATGACATTAAATCAGGTATTGCCTCCCTGACGGATGAAGGCGTGGCTCAGTTCACAGAGCTTGCAGCACTGACCGGAAAGGCAACAAAATCAACCACTGAAGAAATGGGTTCACTGTTTGCGACAGGATATGGTATCTATAAAGGTGCATATGAAGATATGTCGGATTTGGAATTTGGCGAGATGTTTTCCGCCGGGATATCAACAGCGGTTAAGAATTACAAGACAGCCGGTTCTGAGATGGCAAGTTCCATTTCTGCGTTGGGGGCAACCGCAACCAATAACAAGGTGCCACTGGAAGAACAGCTTGCAATATTGGGGCAGCTTCAGACAACGATGAGCGGTTCGGAAGCAGCAACAAAATATAAATCTTTCCTTAATCAGGCAGCATCGGCAGGAAAGAAATTAGGGCTGTCTTTCGTGGATGCCAACAATCAGCTGTTATCGACACCGGAAATCCTTGAAAAGTTAAAAGGAAAATATGGGGATACCATTGATGCGGTTGAGAAACAGCAAATCAAAGAAGCATTTGGAACAGATGAAGCTGTGGCGATGATCGACCTTCTGTATTCAGATATAGACGGTTTGTCGGGTGGCATTGATTCGATGGCGGAAAGCATGAAAAAGGGTTCTGCTGTCACAACAGAAATGGCAGAGGCTATCAATAATACACCGGCACAAAAATTTCAGGTATTGAAACAGCAGATACATAACAATGTGGAGGAACTTGGAAACGGATTACTCCCGGTTGTCAATGAAACAATGGACAAAGTAAGCGGAGTCATACAGAAAGGCTCGGAGTGGATCAGTAACAACCAGAAAACCGTACAGAGCATTATGAACATTGCATTGAAACTTGGCATTATCCTGACAGTGTTAGGAACGGTAATTGGTGTTGTCGGCACAGTAGGGAAAGCAGTATTGGCAGCAAAGAACGCAATAACAGCGGTCAAGGGTGCATGGACAGTATTAAGCGGAGCTTTTGCAGCCTCCCCAGTCGGGTGGGTAGTCATAGGAATAGTGGCTTTAGTGGCAGCGTTTGTACTGCTATGGAATAAGTCAGAAGCCTTCAGGAATTTTTGGATAGGCTTGTTTGACAAGGTCAAGGGTGCGGTTCAGAATGCGTGGAGCACACTGCAGCCTGCACTCCAGAACTTGGGGCAGAAGCTCATAGGGCTGTATGAAGCAGCAAAGCCAATTTTGAAAGTAATTGGCACGATTGCCGGAGTGATAGGCACTTACTTTGTCGGCACGTTTGTCGGGGCGATACAGGGCGTTCTTGCAGCATTGACACCACTGACAAATGCACTCTCCAGTCTGGTTTCATTTGTTACAAATATTATCAATGCCATAGTAGCCTTGTTTAAGGGTGATTTTGGTGGGGCATGCGACTTCCTGATTGCTGCAGTCGACAATGTAAAAGACTTCTTTATCAATGGATTCGATGCGATTTTATCATTTATCGGTGGATTTGTAGACGGATTTTTGAATGTGGTAGGCGGAGCGTTGGATGCTGTCGGCATAGATGCTTCAGGCACAATTTCAAAAATCAAGAGTACCGTTTCAAACGGACTGAATGCGGTCAAGGGATTTTTCGGGAACATTATGGGAGCTGCAGCAGACACAGCGAAGCAGAAACTGAATAATATCAAGAGTGCTTATGAAGCCAATGGCGGAGGAATTAAAGGCGTGGTGGCAGCGTCACAGGAGGCAGTGAAGGGTTACTTTACAGCAGGGCTTTCCTTTATCGACAATCTGACAGGGGGGAAACTCACAGCCATAAAGAACAAATTCACAGACGGTCTGAATGGGGCAAAAAATGCTGTGACCAGTGTGCTGGACAATATAAAATCCGGTTTCCAAAGCAAGTTAGATGCAGCACACGCCATTGTTACCGGAGTGGTGAACAAGATAAAGGGTGTGTTCAATTTCAACTGGAAACTCCCGGAACTGAAACTTCCCCACATCAGCGTGACAGGCGGAGAGGCTCCATTCGGTATTGCAGGAAAGGGTTCACTTCCCAAGTTTGATATCCAGTGGTATGCAGAGGGTGGCGTGATGACAGCCCCGACAATCTTTGGAGCAGCCGGAGGCAAGCTGTTAGGCGGAGGCGAGGCAGGAGATGAGGCAATTCTTCCATTGTCTGCATTGTGGGATAAGTTAAAAGTATTCATCCATAATGAAATGGATCAGGATGAGGATAAGAGCCGGGGCAGCATTGGTTCGGTTATATCAGCACTGACGAAGAAAGAGACAAGAACGCTTGAGAGCAAAGAAAAAGTAACAGAAAGAGATATACAGGAATTAAAGTCCGGTAACGGAAAAGGGAATACCATCATCCAGAAACTGGAAATCAGGGTTGATGTCGAGAAGATAAAAGACCTTCCGATGCTGTTCAAACTGATTGATGAGATTAAGGATGCACAGAATTCCACAGATGAACCGGTAACAGCCTAGAGGGAGGTAAGCCTATGCTTTTAGTTCAGGAACATTTGATAAAACTCGGAGGCGTGAAGCTCTCTGGTCAGATGAAGAGCATTGACATTTCTGAAGTTGCAACGATTGAGAACATAGAGGATGACAAAGGAAAAACAAAAGCCAATCAGCCGACAGGCTATGAGGCAGCGAAAATTTCTATTGAGTTCATTTTAGAGGATTCAAAGAAAATGACACAGATAGAACAGATATCCGCTATGCAGAGGCTTTTCAAACCATACAAACAAAAGAAGGCAAAACTCCTGAAGGTTGTAAATGAGGATTGTGCAGCACGAGGCATTTCAAAAGTGTATTTTGAGAAACTCGGCACAAAAAATGAAGTGGCTGAAAGTGAAAGGACTGCTACGTTGGAGCTGCTTGCTCCAACGATAGCAGGAATTAAACTGAAGCCGTCCAAACAGGCAAAAGCAATAAAGAAGCAGATCAAAAAAACTTTTGGAAAGTCTAAAAAAAAGAAAAGCAAAAGTCCGTCTGCTAAAAAGCGTTCCACAGCTGCAGCAAAGAAAAAGGCGAAAAAGCTGATTAAGTAGGAGGTGCGGAGATGGGATATAAAAGGTTAATCAGCCCGGAGTTCCGTATCAGCACAAAAAAGTATGAGATAACCAGTGGCATGGAAGTGGAATGTTTCAGCAGCCGGGAGTCCCGGTCAGACTGGTGCAAGGTGGAGCTTACATCCCAGCTTCAGGGGATCATATCGTATGAAGATATGGAAAAAGCCACAGTGGAACTTGGATATGGGGATGACTATGACATTCTCCTGCAGGGATACTGCAGAAGGACTGAAGGCGATTACTGGAAGGAAATTATGATCCGGGATGCCATGATAAAGGTTGAGAGGACTGAAATCAAAGGGACTTTTATTGACTGCACTCCGCAGGACATTATCCGGTATGTGCTGACACAGGCAGGGATTAAAGAATACCGGCTGAATGAAACGGAGTATGGGAAAAAAGATACATTTATTGTAAATAAGCAGAATGGGATTAAGGCAATAGCACAGGTTGGAAGTACATGGGGAATAGATAATGACTTCTTTTTCCAGAATGAAATTTTTTATTGGGGATGCAAACCAGAGCAGGAAACCATCTATGTTCTGGAGGAGAGTGAAAATATACTTTCCCTGAAAAAGTACGGAGAACTGTATGAGATAGAAACGCTTGGAGTCCCTTGGATACATCACAGCCAAGAGGTAGAAGTGGTGCATTCCAAGTATTCAGGGACAGTAAAGGTTGAAAAGACAATCATCAAGAGCGATGCGAGGGGATATACACGAATGTATATTTATTTCAAAGGAGGCGGATAGGATGTCAGATATGCTCCAGACATTTGTAAAAAAGGAAATGGAAAAGCAGATTCAGGAAAAATATCCCCATATGCAGCATCCTTCAGGGATGTACGCAAAAGTTGTCAGGTCTAAAGAAGTTAATGGAAGGTATCTGTGTACGCTTAAAATTCTTGACAAAGCCATGAACACTGACAATGATTTTCCGGAGATACCGAATGTAAAAACAGAAATCGAACTGAAACAGGGGGATATTGCTGTGATTCTTCTTTTGTATGGTGGAAGCATTGTTTTTGTATTAGGGAGGTATGAACCATGACGATAGTCGGAGAAGACAATACAGACATCAAACTGGATGCTAATGGTCAGCCGGTTCCTGATAAAAACGGAGATTTTGCAACTGTGTCTGGTGATGAGTGTTGGGAACAGGATTTGAGACTGGAAGCACATACAGAGGAAGGTGAGCTGTTTTACGAAGATGAAGATGGCGATGAGGCATATGGTTTTGGACTGTTAGACTTTGTCCATGCAGAGAATGATGAGTTTACACAGACGGAGATTATGCAGCGTGTCAGGGGCAAACTTGCCAAGAGGACATACCTTGACTTGGCAAAGACCACGCAGGAGGTAACATTTCGTGATGGCATATATTATGACAGCGTATCCATCTCAAAAAATGATTCCAATGATGAATATAACATGGAATTGTCAACGGAGGAAGTGGAGGTTGAGAGTGAATGATAAGTGAAGAAATACTGGACAAGGTCTGCCCGGTTCCTGACGAGGATGAGGAAATGGAACGGATCAGGAATGAACTGGAGAACGAAGGCTTTATCATAAACAATTTTAACAAAGGCGGTATTTTTTACCTGATTATCAGAATATTTGTCACAATTTACATAGAGATAAAAACACTTGCTCGGACGGTCATCAATAACCTGTTTATCAAACATGCGGATGAGGATTGGCTTGAGATAAAGGCTCCAGACTTCGGCAAGACAAGGAAGGAAGCTGTCAAAGCTCAGGGGTATGTGACTATTTATCGGAATGAATACCAGAACGCTTTGCAGATAACAAAAGGGCATATGTTCAAAACGCTTCCGGATGTAAATGGAAAGGAACTAAAATATTATGTGCTTGAAACAACGGTTATCGGTGCAGGGGAAGAAAGTGGCAGGGTATTGGTGGAAGCGGAGGAAAGCGGAACCAGTTATAACTTATCTTCCGGGAAGATAACCATATCCATGATACATCTTGATGGCGTGGAGGCAGTATCCAATGAAGAGGGGTGGCTGTATCTGGAAGGTTCTGACATAGAAGATATTGAGGATTTCCGGGAACGAATCGGGGAGTCTTGGTCTGAACTTGCAGAACTGACTACGGAGGATAAGCTGAAAAACGTGGCAAGGAAAGTCAGCGGTGTCTTGAATGTAGAGGTGGATGCACAGCATCCGAGAGGGCAGGGTACAACAGACATTATCATTACAGGTACAGGAGGAGAGGCTACAAAGGAACTGCTGCAGAGGGTGGAAACAGCCACCAGTTACCTGAAGGGAAATTATGATGATTTTCTTTACAAGTCATCAACGGTCATACGTCAGGATATCAGCCTTACCATATACATATCAAAAGAGGCTTCCACCACCGGTGTAAAGGCAACAGCAGAACACATTATCGAAGATGTGCTGCAGCTTGGAAAACGTGAGGAATTGAACTGCCTGTATATGGACGATGTGCGGTATGCACTCAAGAAAGGCATAGCTGACTGTAAAAGGGTGGAGTTTTCAAAACCGGCTGCAGATATTGAAAAGGAAAAGGATGTTGTTGTGATGCTCGGTAGTTTGGAGGTGGAAGTATTGAATGTAGGGGGTGCGTAAGATGTTTGATAAATTTTGTGACTACATGTATTATCTGCTGACTTCCCCCTTTAAAAGAGTAAAGAAGTCGATAAACCAGTGGTACATTCTGTTCCGGGTATTGGGCAGACGCTTTGATGATGCACTGGAAAGCCTGTACAATGCAGAGGAACAGACCATGCTTGCAACGTGTGAGCCGGAGATGCTTCCGGTTCATGCGGAGGACAGGAAGATGGCACGATATCCCGGAGAAGAAGATGAAAACTTCCGGGCAAGGATAGCAAATTATCCGGAGGTGTTAAGGCTTGGCGGTTCTGATCCGGGAGTGCTGCTTGCGGTAAGGACGCTTGGATATGCCACACCAGAGCTGATAAAAGCAAATGAATTCAAAGGACGTGTGTATTATCAGACAGATGGCACATGGAACATGGACGGAAGCCGGTTACTGGAAGCTGGCGTGTTGCCTGACAGATGGGCAGAGTTTTATATTGTAATCAGAATGAGCGTAGACGAGTCCCATCCAATTCCAACTGCCATACTGAAGAAAGAAGTTAGAAAGACAAAGCAGGTGGGGGCAAAGGATAATTACAGTTTTCAATACAGCTTATCTATCCGAGAGCCACATGATGCCAGAAGCCGGGCAGACTACCGGTGGAAGCTGTTTTATTGGAATTACCGTATGCTTGATGGAACATGGAACTTGGATGGAAGATATTTACTGGATTCGGACAGAAGCAGATATCCGGTCAAAATCGGCTTTCGGTATAAAGGATTTATGGTATTTCCATACAACGTATCAAAGCTCAATGAGAGATTTGAAATACATATCCGGGAGCCTGACGAACAGATTGGGCAGCGAGCAGCTTTCCATATCCCATTGTTTTATTGGGACTATCGGAAAACAGACGGTTCATGGCTGACAGACGGAAACTGCCTATTAGATTCAGACAGGACTGTATATAAAGTCAAGGACGGGTACAGGACATCTATTTCCCATAAAGAGGAAATCCGTCAGGCAAGGATGCACAGGCAGCATAATTTGTTTTACCTTGATGGATCATGCCTGACAGATGGAAGCAGGGTACTGGATGCATGGGAGCAGGAAATTATAATAGGCTATGATCTCCACTATTTGGATGGTTCATGGCTTCAGGATGGTAACATCATTCTGGACGGAATAGAAAATCAGGAGGTAATGTAAATGAAGAATGTTATTACAGCAATACGGAGAAAAAAGATGGCAGAGGCAACACATACCACCGGAAAGCTCGCAAAGGCAAAATGGATTGCCCTTGGTTCTGGTGGGGTGGATTCCGGAGGGAACATCATTACACCACTGGCTGAAAATGTAAAACTCAATAACGAGGTAATCAGGAAGGAATACACATCATCTGCCAAGACGTCCGATACCAGTTATGAATATGTGATTGAACTGGCAGAGGATGAGCTGGTCGGCACTTTTATTTCAGAGATGGCTCTGATAGATGCAGAGGGTGATGTGATTGCAATTTCTAACTTTCTTCCGAAAGGCAAGGATGAAACGGAAACCACATTCACAATCGAGGACAATTATTAGGAGGTGCTTAACATGGCAAATTTAACAGTAGAATCCGTTTACAATGATATGATGGAGGCAATGACTACAAAAACACCGGGACACTGCGACCAGTGGAATGTGCGGTATCAGCAGCTTCTGAACAATGACAAATGGCTGAAGGAACAGATTGATAAGGTGTTATGTTCCGGGGGTGCTGCTCATAATGCAATTTACAGGGGCATTGACCTTTCAACAAGATACAGCCTTGATGAAATTAAGGACATGATTTCTTCAGGAGGTTTTGACGATATATTCATTGGCGATTATTATGATAAGCAGATTACAACAAGTATTGGTGGCACTGAGACCGTCCGGCATGTCATGGCAGATTTTGATACATTTTGGAATAATGGGGATTCTCCTTTGACAAGGCATCATGCTGCCATAGTTCCGAAGGATTGCTTCAAAACAACATCAAAAATGAATGATACCAATGAAACGACTGGAGGATATGCGAACTCAAAGATGCATAAAGAAGTGCTGCCGGTTTATGCTGAGGCATTGCAAAATGCAAATGAAAATCATATAATAACCCATAGGTCACTTCTTTCAAACGGAGTGTCCACGACAGGAAATTCAAATGCAGGGGCAGGATATACAGGATATGCAAACGGATGGCAGTGGTATGACACTAAACTGAGCTTAATGAGCGAGATTCAGGTTTATGGCTCAACAGTGTTGAGTTCATCTTTCTATGACACAGGAGAACGTAATAAGCAGTTTAGTCTGTTCATGCATAACCCGGCAATGAAGGTAGCAGGAATTGGACATAACGGAAGCCGGTACTGGTATTGGCTGAGTGCTGTTGTGTCGGCTTCGGCGTTCGCTCATTGTAACGGTTATGGTAGTAGTTACCATATTAGCGCTTCCGCCGAGGGTTGCGTCCGCCCGTATTTCCTGATCGGGTAATCTGTGAATCCACCCCCTATATGGGGGTGGATGGAGTGAAGGAGGATGGAATGTGGCGGTACTGAAGAACAAAAGAGCTCTGTCAGGGTTGGAGTTCTACAATAATGCAATTAGGTTGAGGCAGGAAATCACGCTTCTGTTACTGAGGGATTTTGGAATCAAGGACAAAGTAAGAAGCGTAAAGGGGCTGTCCGGGACAGCCGGAATGGAGCCAGAGGATGAGGCGAAGCTCCATGAGCTGATAGGAAAATACCAAAATATAGGAACTATCATAGAAGAGTTCCCTGTATGGTGGATAGACAAGGAGAGGACAAACCTCATGGAAATCTGCCATAGGATGGTAATGAATATTACTCAAGCCAATACCATTTATCCCATGCATGAGAGCGAGTTTTACGACAGAAGGAATTTTCAGAACCATGCAATCGGTAATTGCGAGCAGCTTCTTCAGGAAATGCAGTATATTATATCCATTGTCCCGGTTGATGCACAGAAATATATGCGGTATGTGGACATGATTGAGAAGGAGATTGCACTTCTCAAAGGTTGGAGGAAAAGTGACAACAAGATTCTGAAACGTATTCAGGAGAGTAAGAAACAATAAAATACAGGGCAAGTTTTGTATCTAAGTCGCAACCCATGAGTGCTGTTGTGTCGGCTTCGGCGTTCGCTAATTGTAACAATAATGGTAATAGTAACAATAATAACGCTTCCGCCGAGGGTTGCGTCCGCCCGATTTCGTGTCGCTATGCTAAGTGTAGGCTAAGTGCCGACATACCCGACAGGAAAGGAAAACTTGTCCTTCCGCAAGGTAAATATATATCTTGATGCATCCGGATACGTCCGTTGGTGCTAGAAACGAGGTACTGATATGAAAGATATGGAATCAATTTATGATGCCAATGCTCTCCTGAATGCTTTTAGAGAAAGCAAGAAGGGAACATCATGGAAGGAATCCGTACAGCGGTATGAAATGAATCTGCTACGGAATATCAACCAGACGCAGAAGGAAATTGCTAATGGTACATATGAGCAGAAGGACTTCTATGAATTCCCATTAAATGAAAGAGGCAAGACAAGACATATAAAATCAATGCACATATCAGACCGGGTAGTTCAGAGGTCGGTATGCGATAATTTACTGATACCTGAATTAGAACGGTATCTTATATATGATAATGGAGCGTCCATGAAGGGCAGGGGAATCCATTTTGCAAGAAAGAGGCTGACAACCCACCTTCATAAATACTTCAGAAAAAATGGCAGCAATGAAGGGTATATTCTTCTAATTGACTTTACAAAGTTTTTTGACAATATATGCCATGAACCGCTTGTGAAGGAAATGAGAGCCAAGCTTGGTGATGGGGAGGCTATGAAGTTTGTGGAAAAACTGATTGACACATTCAAGATAGATGTTTCCTATATGACTGATGAAGAGTATGCAGAATGCCTGAACACGATTTATAACGCTTTAGAATATGCAGAGATAGACAAGGCAAAGCTGACCGGGGAAAAATACATGAAAAAATCCGTAGGCATTGGAAGTCAGATATCGCAGATTTCAGGAGTGTTCTATCCTACCCGGATAGACACATACTGCAAGGTTGTAAAAAGCCTGAAATATTACGGAAGATACATGGATGACATTTATATCATCCACAAAGATAAGGAGTACCTAAAGGAGCTTCTTACACAGATACAGGGGATGTGTGATGAACTCGGACTTTTTATCAACCCGAAGAAAACGCAGATTATAAAACTGTCGAAAGGGTTTACTTTCCTCAAAATAAAGTATATATTGACGGACACCGGGAAGGTTGTGGAACGGATTAGCCGGGACGGGATTACAAGGATGCGTAGGAAACTCAAAAAGCTCCGCAAGAAACTGGATGCCGGTGAGGTTACTTTTGAAGATGTAAGGTGTGCATATGCTTCATGGCGAGGGGATAAAAAGCATTACGATTCATATACTACTCTGAAAAATATGGATAAGTTGTTTAATGAGCTCTTTATAGAGCCATTCATTGAAGGAGGAATTGGTAATGGACGAAAAGCAGATAATGGAGCAAAAGATTAGGGACTTGGAATCGAGCCTGTCCTGTAATTCTTCCCCTATTGGGGACTGGAAGGTTACAAAGTGCATGGAATACCAGCTTGCAGGAAAGGAGCTGCCATATGACTTTGAGGAATTAAGCAAACAGCGTCAGGCAGTTCGTGACCAGATAAATGAGCTTCAGGAGAAAATCGCAGCACTTCCGGAGGAAGATGCAGAGTAATTCATTATGTATTCTTTGATAATAATGCCCTACATTATTATTTGAAAGAAGGAATGCATTATGATGAATAGTTTTATCAGTTGGATTGGCGGTAAGAAGTTACTTAGAAGTAAGATTTTAGAGGCTTTCCCTGATCAGGGGACATTTGAACGCTATATTGAAGTGTTTGGCGGAGCTGGATGGGTGTTGTTTTCGTCTGAAAGACACGCTAAGATGGAAGTTTACAACGATGTGAACGGAAATCTTGTCAATTTGTTCCGATGCACAAAACATCACCCGGAAGCTCTTCAGAAGGAACTGGAATTTATACTTATGTCAAGGGAGCAGTTCTTTGATGCAAAAGAGCAGATGGAAGTCAAAGGTCTGACGGACATCCAGAGAGCTGCAAGGTTCTATATCCTGATTAAAGAGAGCTTCGGTTCGGATATACGGACATTCGGAGTGCGTCCTAAAGACATGGCAAATGCAATAGAGTACATATCGGAGGTGTCAAAAAGGCTCAGAATGGTGGTCATAGAGAATCAGGATTTTGAGCGTATTCTCAAAACATATGACAAAAAGGATGCGTTGTTTTACCTTGATCCGCCATATTATGAAACAGAGAAGTATTATCCGGACAGGTTTATGCCGGAGGATCATGTAAGGCTGAAAGAGGCGTTAGGAAGGATAAAAGGGAAGTTTCTTCTGTCTTACAACGATTGTGAGTATATCCGGGAGCTTTATGATGGATACAGCATTGTGGAGGTTGACCGGACGCATAACTTGGTGCAGGGAAAGGGAAAAGAAAAGCCGAGATATAAAGAATTGCTCATCAAAAATTACTAATAGCGAAAAGCGATATAAAATAGCAAAACGCTGAATAATGCAACAAACTGTGTTAGATTGTATCACAGGGGCATTATTATGGTAAGAATACACCTTTCAAGGCTTCTCGGAGAGAAACGAATGTCTCAGAAAAAATTAGCAGAGCTTACCGGGATAAGAGCAAATACCATTAGTGAATGGTACAATGAAATTACTGTTAGTCTGAAGGTAGAGCATATAGACCGGATATGTGAGGTTTTAGGATGTTCACTTGATGAATTGATAGAGGTAATTCCTAATAAAGTGCCAAAGACAGGCAAGTATCTGGTGATTGAAGAGCATGGAAACCGAAAGCCAAAGAGAGAGGGATGTGATGAGTAATCACATCCCTTTTCTCTTTCTAAAATCGGGAAACATTTCCCGAAAATTTGTGACAAAAAAAATGAGAAGTTGTGACAAAAATTTTGGGCAGCTACAATTTGCTGCGGAGCAGTTCATCTGTATAAGTCAGGTCAAGAGTCCAGAATCG